CCGGCAAGACGCTGGTCATTAATGAAAAGGTGGCCAGCATTGCTGAAGCCGAGACACTGGCCAAGAAAAAACTGCGCGAGAAAAACAAAGAGGAGGTCAAGGTGTCCATGACTCTTCCGGGCAGCATGCTGTTAGTCGGCGGTGTCACAGTAAAGATTTCCGGCTGGGGAAAATTCGATGGCAAGTATTTTACCGAGCAGGGAAATCATGACGCTGGCGGCAGTGGCTATACAACAAAAGTCGATTTGCGGCGGGTGTTGGAGGGATACTGATGGACAATGTCACGAAAAACATGATCCGGTCCGGCCGGATATCCTCGATCAATCCAGGCAATGGGACAGCGCGGGTGACGTTTGCCGACAAAGATGGTCTGGTGAGTAATGACCTGCCGATCCTGCAGCGCCAGACATTAAAAAACAAGGACTTTTCAATGCCGGACATCGGTGAATCCGTTGTGTGCGTGTTCCAACCGAATGGGCTTGCAGAAGGGTTTATATTGGGGGCTCATTATAACGAAGAGGATAAGCCGCCAGGAAGCAATCCAGATATCCGGCAAGTGACATTTGAGGACGGCACGATGGTTTCCTACAATCGCAGCAGTCATGTGCTGGATATTAACTGCGGGAGTGGCACTGTCAATATTGTGGCGGCAGGAAATGTGAATGTGACCGGGGATGTAATCGCCGATGGCATTAGCCTGAAAACCCACACGCATCCGGAAAGCATTGGCAGTGTGACAGGTCCACCGGGTTAAAGTGTATTTGTGAAATGAGGTGATGCCGTGGCGATAGGTAGCTTGGGCAAGGTGGTATTCGAAACATCGGAGAAAAAAATCCGGACATTCTTCGACTTGAAGCGATCGGGGTCGGTGCGGATCGGCACACACGACTTGATGGGCATAAAACCGATGCTGGAATTTATCGGGCCGGGATTGGAACAAATTTCAATGAACGTCCGATTAGACGTAAGCTTGGGCCTGAATCCGGAAACTGAACTGAAAGCCTTGCGCGAGATGCGCGACAAGGGCGAGGTCGTGAAGTTTGTTTTGAATGGGGTACCGGTAACGGAAAATTATTGGATGGTCGAGCAACTTAGCGAAGACTGGAAGCACATCGACAATAAAGGCCGCCTGCTGGTGGCTGACGTGTCGATAACCATGAAGGAATACGTGAAGCCAACGGAGGTGGTGAAGAGTGGAAGTTGATGTGACCTCAACATTGGGGAAAATTGATTTTAGTCCGGACACGCTGACAGAGATTCTGCAGAATGTCCGGACTATTTTATCGACGCCGAAGTACTCAGTGCCGCTTGATCGGGACTTCGGCATTGATGTCACGATGCTTGATGAACCCATGCCTGTGGCGCAGGCCCGGTTGACGGCGGAAATTATTGAGGCCGTGCAACACTGGGAACCACGCGTCCAGGTAACGAAAGTTTCCTATGACGGGGATACGGCGGACGGCATGGATGGTGTTCTGCGGCCGAGAGTGAGGGTGAAAATAATTGAGTAGTACGCTGAGCAGTTTACCGGAAATCACGTTTGCCGAAAAATCGGTTCAGACCATCGAGTCCAACATTATTACGGCGTACGAGGCCGTTGCGGAACGGACGCTGTATCCCGGCGATCCGGTCCGTTTGTTTTTGGAAACCATTGCGGCCATAATCGTGCAGCAGCGGACGCTTATCGACTATAGTGCCAAGCAGAATCTGCTGGCTTATTCATCGGGTGATGTGCTGGACCATATTGGCGTTTTGGTGGGCACGACACGGATCAATGCATCGGCGGCAATAACTACGTTGCGCTTTACGCTGTCGGCAGCGCAAGCCTCGGTTATTACCATTCCTGCTGGCACCCGCGCAGCAACGGAGGATGGACTGACTTTCGCGACCAATGTGGCTGCTACGATTTTGGCGGGCAGTACCTCCGCCGATATTGCGGCAACATGTACTGATGTCGGCACTGCCGGTAATGATCTTGCCGTTGGACAGATAAATAAAATGGTGGATCTGATTGCCTACGTCGCGTCGGTGACCAACACAACGACCAGCGAAGGCGGCGCAGCAATCGAGGACGATGACGATTATCGCGAGCGGATCCACTTGGCGCCGGAATCGTTTTCCGTGGCTGGGCCGACTGGCGCTTATGAGTATTGGGCGAAAACGGCCAGCAGCTTGATCGTGGATGTATCCGTAATCTCGCCGACACCAGGAGTTGTAGAGATAAGACCGTTGTTATCCGGCGGCGTGATTCCCGGTACAGAGCTCCTGGAGGCTGTCGACTCCGTGGTAAATGATATAAACATCCGGCCACTGACCGATCAGGTTGGAGTGCTGGCTCCGACAGCAGTATCCTACGATGTTGTGCTGACATATTATATTGCGTCCAGCAATTCAGCGCTGGTATCCAGCATCCAGGCGGCGGTGACGACAGCGATCGCAGCTTATGTGCTGTGGCAAAAATCGAAACTTGGTCGTGATATCAATCCATCGGAACTAATTGCGCGGATCATGGCGGCCGGTGCCAAACGAGTTGCGGTCACAACTCCGGTCTATACGGCGATAAGTGCATCCAGTGTGGCGGTGGCCGGAACGGTAACGGCCACTTACGGAGGGCTAGAAAATGGCTAATCTGGCGACAACTAAGATAGTGAATCTGTTGCCGTCCAGCTTACAAAGCGATTCTCAGGTAATAGCGGCAGCTACGGCTCTTGATGCTGAACTGACGGCAGTAACGGCGGCAATCGAGGAATGTTTGTTGCTGCCGCGCCTGGACGAATTGGCGGAAGACGTTATCGATCTGCTGGCGTGGCAATGGCATGTGGAAGGGTATGATGCAGCGCTGCCAATTACAAAAAAGCGAGCGTTGGTGCTGCAGTCTATCGCATGGCACCGGCGGAAGGGAACTCCGGGCCTGGTGCAGGATTTAGTGACGGCAATATATTCGGGTGGCGTTGTTACTGAATGGTTTGACTATGCCGGAGAGCCATATCATTTCAGAGTCCAGACTACCGGCGTGATCAGTAGCGATGCAATATATACGCAGCTTCGGGCGGCGATCACTGCTGCCAAGAATGTTCGATCCTGGCTTGATGGGGTTTATATCGTGCGGGAATGGTCCGGAACGATGTATCTGGGATTTGCGGGTCATGCGGCAAAAATCATGACACTCTATCCAGCGGCATTTGATGCACAGTCAGGATCAATGGGGTTATATTTCCGCGGTGCGCTTCATAGCGGCCGGATTATAACGGTCGGGATGGCTGAACAATAAAAAGGGGTGGTTGAGTTGGCATTTACAGGAACGGTGTTAACGACCAAGGGACTGGTGCTGCAAGCCAAGGTGCAATCCGGCACGCAGCTAAGTTTCACTAAGGTTAAGATCGGAGACGGACAACTCGGATCGGGGCAAAGCTTGGAGGCTCTGACCGATCTGATATCGCCGAAGAAAACTCTCGGTATTTCTGCGGTGGGGGTGATCGGGGATGGGACCAGCCGGGTCCGGGCCGTCGTAACCAATACTGATTTAGCGGCAGGGTTCTTTGTGCGGGAAATTGGCGTGTTTGCAACTGATCCGGATGACGGAGAAATATTGTACTGTGTGGCCAACGCCGGCAATGAATGCGATTACCTGCCGACGCCAACCAGTGTAGCCGTCGAACAGACATTGGATATATTGATGGCCATCGGCAACGCGACCAACGTTACGGCGGTGATCAATGAAACGATTGTGCTGGCCACGATCTCGGATATCACGGATCACAACAACAATTCTGATGCACATAATCTACGCCGGTGGAAGGCTGGCCGGGCTTATGTACTCGGCGATATTTGTTTCAGCAAATTGGTCGCAGTAGACAGCTACAAATATTTTGAGTGCACCGTCGCAGGTACCAGCGGGACGACCGAGCCGACGTGGCCAGCCGTAGGCAGCACAGTGACTGACGGTGGGGTCACGTGGATTGCACGAGACTTGCGGGTGGCGTCGGAATCGTCCGATAACAGCACGCGGATATCTACCACGGCGTGGATTCGGGCTAATATACAGTCGCTGGTGTCCGGATGCATTGCTGCGGTGGCTACGGCTGCGGGGTTCCTGGTTAGTTTGGGGGCAAACGGGTATCTCAAACTGCCGTCTTGGTTAGGCGGTGTGGTATTCCAGTGGGGGCTATTTACCACCAACACGACAGGCGACACTGCTATAACTTTTCCCCTGGTTTTTCCTACAGCTCTTCGCGCCCTTGCAAGTATGCCAATGGGGATATCCGGCTATGGGGCATTTGCTGCGGTTAACACCTCTGATACATCTGGATTTACCGTTAATGGTTGGTTTTCAAGCGGCAGCCACGCCGCAATCAGTGGAATATACCTTGCTGTTGGATATTAATTTGAGAGGTGTGACATGATAAAAACGCATTATGATACGGTAACGGGAGCAATCAAGGGCTTTTACCCGGAGGACATTGATTATGTGTCCATCCCGGAGCCGACCATCGAGATCGACACAGCAACACATCAAGATTGTATCAACAACCCTGGGCGGCGGCGAGTCGACCTGGTAACGCTGACGATTGTCGAGTATGTGTTGGTCGCGACGCTATCCGAGAGACAGACTGCAAAACTTGCAGAACTTAAAACCGCCCGCAACGCCGCCGAGGCAGCCACTCCGTTTGTATATGATGGCAGCAGCTTTGACTATGACAGCCTGAGCCGCGAGCGGATCAATGCGGCGGTCAGCGCTGCTACAATCGCAGCTGTATCTGGTACGGCCACGAGTGCGGTGCTGTCCACATGGGTGTTGGCCGACAATACGAACCGAGAAATGACTGTTGCCGATTGGCTGGCATTCCGGCAAGCGGAAGTTTCACGGTCAGCAATCTGCCACACGACATATAACACGCTCAAAGAGCGGGTCGAGGCACTGGCCGCAGAGGTAACAGCTGGAAACAAGACCGAGGCGGCGGCGATCACAGCAATCAATGCAATAGTTTGGGCGTAGGAGGTGCAGGGTGAATAGCCATGAATTAAAAGACGAAATTGCGAAGGCGGGTCCGCCGGTGGGGGTGTCGGCAATAACGGCATTTGGAGTTAATTTGGCTGACTGGGTATACATCCTCACGGTTATATACTTGATAGTGCAAATCGTGTACTTGTTGTACAAATTTTATCGACGCTGTCGCCCAGGACGTGAGGAGTAAATTGTAAAGGGGCTGATATCTTGACTACGGGACAATATATCGGGATCGGCTGCGGCTTTATCGCCGTGGCCATTTTCATTATATGGGTAATGTCGAGAGTTTACGAACACCAGAAGAACTCTGCCGTGCAGGAATTTTTAGGATCGATATTGTATAGTATTGATGCCGAATGCGATGCGCTGGAAACGCCAGTAAAAAAACAAGCGGCCATTGCACAAATCATGGAGCTGCTCGG